TGGTGTGTTAACGCAAGATGAGAAGCGTGTGTTTATGGACTTTGAGCCTACCAATGACCCGATTATGCAACAAGTTTATATTCGTTCTAATCAAGTGCCTTTAGGTAGCTTAAATGTTGACCCTACGCAGATTGGCTCAATGGTTATGGATGAAGATGATTAAATATGGATTTAATTGAAACAATAGTAACTGCAATTTCACTTACAAGCATCTTTTGGTTTGGAGTCTTTTCTTCGTACATGGATTACAAGAAGGACTCTGACCGAAAGAAGATTGAACGCATCTTTAAAGACAAGAAATGGTAAACGAAGAAATGTATCGTGTTGCTTGGAGAAGAAAGCACGACATTAACGAAAGAGGATTGTTTGCTTATATCCAAACCAAGTTAGGGGCAGAAACAAAAGCATACATTAGGTCATTAGAAGGCAGAAGTCCTCAAACATTTCATATTACAAATCATTTTAATGAAAGATGGATGATGGGCATTTTAAAAGATGCTTATAAGAAGTTTGGGTTAAAACAAGGTGCGTTTATGGATTCTATCCAAAAGAAAGCGGAAGGCGATTTGTTTGATGAAACATGGCTTTTGTTTCTTTTAGGATTCTTTGCTAACATTACCGAGTTTTTTATTGTTTTAGGAATTATAAACACGATTAAAAGTGACATTAAACGATTTGTAGATGACAAGGTTTCGCAAGGTATCCCAACTGCTGCTATCATTACTTTACTCGGTCTTTATTTGACACAAAAGAACATTATTAGAAGCCAAACAATTGCAAGAACTGAAACAACAAGAATCATGAACCTTGCAAGTAGTGTTTGGGCTAATGTTCAAGGCCGAGAATTAAAAAAGAAATGGATAGTAACTCTTGATGGCAAAGAAAGACCATCACATAATGCAATGGCAGATTATTCTGCTATTGGCAGTAAAGAACTATTTCTTGTTGGGGGTAGTTTAATGAGTGGCCCTGGAGATGGGAATGCTCCTGCACAAGAGGTTGTGAATTGTCGTTGTGGTTTGATGTACATTTAGAAATATTTGGTAGTTATTAATTTTTATTATATTTGCATAGATTGAATACGATATGAGAGATTATAAAATAAAATCATTTGCCGAGGTTACCGATTTAGACTTAGAACGCAGAATCGTAATGGGTTATGCCGCTAAGTTTGGTAATATCGACCTTCATGGGGATATGATTATGCCAGGGGCATTTTCTAAGACCATTAAGGAACGTGGGCCAGAAGGAAAGAACGAAATTTGGTTCTTACATGACCACGACACTTCAAAGGTTAATGGTAAGCCAACACTTCTTAAAGAAGATAATTATGGCTTATACTTTGAAGCAAAGATTGTAGATACAGAAGCAGGTGAGGATACATTAAAACTTTATGAAGAAGGTTTAATTAATCAGCACTCAATTGGTTTTTCTACAATCAAAGAAAGTAAGGTAGAAGAAAAAGGTAAAACTCCTTACTACGAAATACAAGAAGTAAAATTATTTGAAATAAGTTCTGTGCTTTGGGCAGCTAATCCTGATACACCATTTATTGGTTTAAAGACATTAGACAAGAATTTATTATTAGATAGATATGATAAACTTTATAAGAATCTCCGCAAAGGAAATTTGAAGGATGAAACTTATGAATTGTTAGAAATAGAGTATAACTTTATAAAGTCGGAAATGTTGAAGTTAGTCGATGAAAAGCGGGAGTCGAATGAACCCACTCCTGAGCCCATTGACCCAGCAGAGATTGAACGCAAAAACCAATTAGAATTTTTATTACAACTTAAAAACTCGTTTAAATAATGGAGGATATTAAAAAAATTGTTGAGGAGGTAAAATCCGACATCAACGAAATGATTCAAAAAGGTGTTGGTCGTGAGATGGAAGGATTAGGTCTTGAAGACTTAATTTCAGAGACTAAGAATGCAGGTGCTCGTTTAGCTTCTTTCGAGGAAAAATTAGGAACTGTTGAGAAGTCAATGACTGACTTTATCTTAGATGCTAAGAACAATGCTCCTGCTAAGAAGGAGAATATGTTAGCTAAGGCTTTCGAAGCTAACGCTGATAAATTCAAGGCTTTGGGACAGCGTCGTGATGCTGCTTTTGGAATGAACTTAGACATCAAAGCGGTAGGTGATATGAACCTTACTGCTAACATTGGTGCTGATTGGGCTACTAAGATTGCAGGATTATCTAACGTAATCTTGACTGACCCATTCCGTCAAATTCACTTGCGTGACATCTTGCGGACTTCTACTATCGAGCAAAACGGTGTATTCAAGTATGCTAAGAAAACATCAGGAGAAGGTGCTCCAGGCATCCAAACTGAAGGTGCTTCTAAGGCTCAAGTTGATTATGATTTCACAATCTCTGAGGTAACTCCTAAGACTATCGCTGCTTACGCAAAGATTTCTAAGCAAATGTTATCTCGTTTGACTTGGTTGCAACAATTCGTTTCAACTCAAATGGTTAATGACTTGTTAGATGTTGAAGATTCTAACTTGTATGACTACGCAGGAACTTCTCCTTTTGCAGGTCTTTATGAGTCAGCTACTACTTACGTTCCATCAGGAACTGTAACTATCGCTTCTAACCGTTGGGATAAATTAGCTAACTCAATTGCTCAATTGAAAGCTGCTCGTTTCTCTCCATCTGCTATCATGGTTAACCCTATTGATGAGATGGAATTGTTAATCAACAAAGAGTCAGGTGCAGGTTATTCTCACCCATCATTGTTGACTGGTCAGCGTATGACTATCGCAGGTGTGCCTATCATTGCTTCTGACATCGTGACTGCTAACACATTCATGGTTGGAGATTTCAATAAGGCTGCTGAGTTGTTGTTCGAAGATAACATCATGACTGAGTTTGCTTACGAAGATGGTGACAACTTTACTAAGAACTTGGTAACAGTTCGTGTTGAGGAGTCAATTGCAATGCCTATCTACTTTGCTTCTGCAATGAGAAAAGGTTCTTTCGCAACTTCTTAGTAAATAATTAAATTTGAGAATTATGAGCCTACTTCCCATTGGAACAGTAGGCTTATTTTTTAAATCCTAAACATAAAAGATATGGTAACGGTAAAATGTATTTTATTATTTCATGACTTAGTAGAAAATGTTATGAGAAATCCAGGGGATGAATGGAAAGTGGACAAAGAAAGAGGAGATTTATTAAATGCTCGTAATTTTGTTCAAATCATTGCAAGTGATGATGTTATTCAACCCGAAGAAAACAAAGTTGTAAAACCATCTTATAAGAAGAAATAATGTCTTACGAATTAGAATCAGTCAGAACCCAAGGAATGGATTTGACTGTTGTAACGGATAGTATTGCAGTTACCACGATAATCCCATTATCTGAGGCAAAAGCCCATATCAATGTGGATTTTAGTGATGACGATGCAAAGATTACCGAGTTGCTTAAATCTGCTTTTAGAGAAGTAGAATTATTTACTCAAAAGGCTTTGAAGACTAAAACTGTTAGACAATCATATGTCGAGATTAATGGTACGGTTGAATTAGCTTTTACACCTGTTCAATCTGTTATTTCGGTGACTGATTCTGATTTAGTAGTTTTAACAGATTATACAACAAGTTTTGATTCAACTAAATTTAGTGCTTATTCGGCATCAGGTATTGTTATTACATATACTGCTGGATATACTTCCCTTTCTGCTGACTTAAAGAATGCTATCTTAGACATTGTAGCAGTTGATTACGATGATACGGTACAAGACAAAAGATTGGCTTTAAGAGAGGTAAAAGATAGAATCAGACATTATCGCCCAATGTATGTATAATAAGCTAAATAGAATTAAAGGAACATTTAAACGCAAGTTGTCTGCTACTTCAGATGGGGCAGGTGGTTTGAGTGGGTTAACGTATTCAAGTTATACGACAAGTATTTACTTTGCGGAAACCAGTTCGTTCTATGGTAACTACGGAGGTATTAGAAACATTGAGAGTGGCAACTTTGCTACAAATCAATCCTTTGAAGGAAAAATGAGATACCGTGCTGAGTTTATACCTAGAACAACTGATATTTTAGAGGTCAATGGTATTGAGTATGCAATATCGAATATCATGGATTCTGATTTTACTAAAAAACACATAACTTTTAAAGCAGCAAGAAGACGTGATTAAGATGCAATTTAAAGGCACAAAAGTGTTAGCCAATAAGTTTGAACGTGCATCTAAAAAAGGTGTTGATAGCCTTTTTCAAATACTTGATGACGAAGCTGATAAAGTTGAGAAAAGGGCCATGAGAGATGCACCTTATAAAACAGGTAAATTAAGAGGCTCATTTTTTAAAAATGGGATTCAAAAAGGCTCAAAGGTTTCTTATTTTATTGGTTTTAAAGCATACTATGCTGCATACAAAGAGTTTGGTACGGGTAAAGGATTAAGAATTGATGGTGAGTATTCAGAGTTTAGTGGGTATGCTGAAACATTTAAAACAACTAATTACCCCGAAAACTATACTCGGCAAAAAAAGTATTTATTAAATGCTTTTATTTTAGGAAGAAGGGCAATTGATAAAAAGAATATTACTGCGGTTAAAAATC